CATAATACTAATTACCAACGACATTCGCTACCTAGAAACAACTTACTCGTTCACGCTTTTTGCGTCTCTTTCTGACTGGGGCTTTGTAGTAGAAACTGTTGGGGAAATTTTAACTTTCGGAAGTGTTTCCGAGCCCGCCGCAGAAGTGCTTGACTTTGGTTTGGTTACAGATTCAACAAGAGCAAAAACAAGATATCCTTACTCATCGACCAGTGGATTAGGTTATACACGCGCAGGGGTTTCCCCTTGATGGAATATCTGCTAACCTGTAACGAACTGTCAAGAAAACCATGAAGGTTGTCACCCTACAGCAACTGGAAGAAAATTTCGAAACAATCGTAGATGATGTAGCGGACAACAAAGAACACTACAGGATTCTACATGAGAAGGGTGACCTCATGCTGATCCCAATTGAAAGCTATGAGGTTCTTAAAGATGTGTACACCGATTGGGTGGAAGAACCGCAAAATACTGGACTGGTAGACGGATTTGACCCGCATCAGCTACCAGTAGTGGAGTATGTTGCGACAGAACTTAAAGAAGATTAAAGTGAGGTCAACTCATTGGCCCTATGAGAAGAAGAAACCATCACCGCCCAGCCGGCGTGGAGAACCGAAGGCGTCATTTGAAGCGTAGAAGTCACGTTTCGAGCTGTCTTTGACCGGCTGCTTATCTACTTCCTGTTTAGCTTCCTGAGCTTCTCTGTACCCAGGCATCCCTTCAGGGATTGTCGATTTAGCCCATGAAGGAGTTGCCATGTCCTCATCGGTATATGCCGGTGCTGGGGCCTGGGTTGATCTTGCCAAGGCATCGGCATAATCTTTCTGTGCTTCTGAGTAAGCTGTCTGGCTTGATTCCCGCACTGGCGCGTACTGGTCGGAAACCCCTGAGTTGGCGCGGGTGTACTTATCTCCTGTGGGGAGGCTAGAAAGGTAAGCACCGGCAGCTTGCATGCGGGTTCCGGCTTGACGGGCCCCGATCTCCCCTGGAGTACCCGATTGCGCGTAAAGCTGTTGTTGAGCTGTATTGGTTTGACGCTGGAGGCGGTTCAAAAAGTCACCAGTCATCTGGTAGGACTCCTTGGGGTTTGAACTCATGTACACCGTCGGAGGCGGAGGAGTAATGACTGTCGACTTTGGAGAACCCATTTTAACTACTACTTCAGCTGTACTGTTACACTGATTTTACTCGTGACAAACCCATAGAGATGTTGGATCCCGACGACGCCAAGGGGGCCGAGAATCAGGACCAGCAAAAGCTCTGCAACGGTGATAGGTCGTTTCATGTGGACGAGTGTACTGATATGGATGAGTTTAGCCAACTTTTATCCAAAGTGTCCACTGATGTGCTTTGGAAAGTTTTGATGACATCTCAACAACGGTTAATGGCTAAGGCTTTATGGGAGGCTTGTAACTACGGCGGAAGACCAAAACCTGGCGATCTTAAACACATGGAAAAGAAACGGGAGTATGCCGAATGGGTTTTAAAAATTGACCATCGCCAGCAGTGGAATAAATCTCAAAAAACCGTTAAGCTGTAGCGAAAGATAAATGTTACCGTCAATGGATCTAGAAGAGTGGCTAGACACTCCTCCGGAGGAGGAAGAAGAGGTATCTTTTGTTGCGCCCCCTAAGCCAAGGCGGTACTTGAGTTATCGGTTCAGTGGTTTGGTTGTCGAAGATGTGACAGTTGCGAATTATGAAGAATTGCTGAAGCCTTCCCTAGCGGAGCAAGCGAGTATGTTTATACCTCCTTCTGGAAGCTTTACGACCCCAGACCTTCGTCGCTACCTAGAGCTACTAAAAACATACGAGACTAGTACAAATGATCTAATTCTTGGCTTTTCCCTGGCGGATCAAATCAGGGTTACGTTTAGCGATATGAAGCCCGCCACCATTTGTGAAAAATTCCCGGACATTGATCTAATTACAAAACGTCGATATCGTTGCGTAGCTGAGTATCTTATACGGCAAGGCGAACTTGCCAAAGTTAAAGATGAAAGCGGTAAGCTAGTTAAAAAAATAGGGAACATGGGCAAAGCTGTGGTTATTTACGAGCCACTAGCCAAAATCCGCCAAACCCTTCAACGCTCCGGACTTTCCGAATTTATTAAAAATGACCAACCGACGCAAGGAACTACTCTCGAAACTGCAACTATCGAATCCAACTGAGCAAGAAAAGGTCCTCGCTCAGCTCACGATTGAACGAATCTGCGCTGACATGTGTGATTTTTTCAAGAATTTTTACGCTCAAGAAGGCCCTGGTGCCATGGTGTATGTCCCCAATGCGGAGAAAGAGGAGGACAGTATGTTTTATTTGACGGTGTCAGACATGATTATGGCTTTGAATGACTTTACGCGACAAGAGATGGAGGGTCCAGCGGAGGTGATGCAAAAAGCTATCGCCAGGGGGGAGTCCCTGGACCCACTTAAAGAAGCCATTTTTATAATTCAAGACGAAAAAGAAATGTCTTTAGTTCATTACAAACGTGAGCAGCCTGTAGGCGGACTAGGGGGGATGATTATTACGTGAGTGCAAGACCTTGGCTGCCTAAACGCCAGTTTTTATCCAGGATAGGTAATGTTGTTAATGACTGGTTGACCCCAGTTGAATACTTACCTTATATTGATGCACTTCTTGGGGACATAGATTTAGATCCCTGTTCAACACACCTGGCTAACGATCAGTTTCTAAGGGCTAAACAGATTTACACTCTTAAAGAAGACGGACTGAATACTGAAATCCCGTGGACCGGAACAACTTATTTATTCCCTCCAACTTACGGGAGATGTTCCTTCAATAAAGAACGTGGAACCTGGAGATGGGGGTTGCGTGGCGGGGGGCCTTTATGTAAAGCACCATCTGCAATTTGGTTTAACAGATTAGAAAAAGAATGGAAGATGAGAAATATACGAGAAGCATTATTTTTTAGCACAAATCATGAAACAATGCGGACCAATCTTTCGATCTGGAATTATCCAGTCTGCATACCTGAGAAAAGGTGTAATTTGATACATGGCAAAACATTAACCACAATTGCAGGGCCCTTTACCTGGGGATACTTTGTTTATCTTCCTCGTGCTGAACTGGGATTTAACCAGGCTGATAAATTCATTGAAATTTTTTCGCATCTAGGGAAAGTGATTTATTGATTAAGGCGCTCAAGACGGCGTTGTGATGGACTTCGTGGGGCACCATAAGCGTTTCTAAAGGAGTAAGTAGAGTCGCCAGGTCCCGAAACAATGAAGCGGTCATCTTCTCTGCGGTCTTCCGCCACGGCAGAGCGTTGTGCAACCCTACGTTGAGCTACAGCCTTTGCTGCGGCTCTTTTGCCCTGCTCGTTGTCTACGGCATCCTGAGTACCGCTGTACCGATTGTCAACGTCGTAATCAGTGCTACTCTGGTGGTTCATAGAACCATTCTGACAGCAGCAAACTCATGGAAGATTTGGTTAATAGCCCATCGCACTATGCATCTGGAACAGTGGAGTGCATTGATGCAATTGAAGCGGCGATGACCAATGAAGCTTTTCGCGGCTACCTGAAAGGTAACATTCAAAAGTATTTGTGGCGCTATGAAGACAAAGAAAACTCCCTTCAAGATTTAAAGAAGGCAGAATGGTATTTGAAGCGATTAATCGCTTCATGCGAATATCATGGATTACGATAAAATTCTTTACGAGTATTGCCCCGAACTACAGCTGCTGGACATGTTGGACTGGTTGCAGGACACTAAAGGTTCTTGGGGGACCCCAATCCCCCCTGCTCTTGATTCCAGTAACGAAAAAAGCGACGAATAGTTTCCCCAGTAGGATCCCACTCTACAATTTTTCGCTCTAAGTATTCGATTGCTTTAATTTGATTAGGAGTGCCCATATAGTTTTCTCCAATATTAAGCAAACAATGTTTCAGAAGGCACTTGTGTTTTGTAAATAAAGGAACCTGATCATCTGGCGCCAAGTAAGTATTCAGCTCAACCCGTCGACGTTCTTTTAAGAATGGATTGCAGCTGCGATATGCGGGGTTGATAAATGGGCTCCATTCTTTAATGAGAGCGTTCTTGCTTGCCCGTTTATTAACCAGGTGCAGAAGCTGACACTCTTTAAAAGTAGCCAAGCCAATGCTGTGTGCATAACTAAGAAGCGCAGCACGTTTTTTGGGCGCAGTCGGCATGACAACGTAGTGCTGAATTTTATCGGCAAATTCTTCTAAGTCTTTTATCAATTGCTCATCTATTTCTTTCTTTGTTGCCCTGGTAAACATTCCAACCCAAGATTTGCCTAGACGCTTGCTGCCGTAGCCGATACGCCACTCACCGTGTTCAGTTTTGTACCCAGCAAAACGGTCGAATCCGCAATAGGTTCTGGCCGGAGTGTAAAGTTTTATAATCTTAACGGCTGTGTCGTTAAGAAAAGAGTTGTTGTATTCCTTAGGGGACAACCACTGTACCGACAAACTCAGCGTCAGCATAGCTGTCAAACGTTAAAAGCACAACATAATCTTTTGCTGCGTTGGTAACGGTCACGGCAACGGCACCCTTACCTTTACCAGCTTTGTCAATATTGAAAATCTTCTGGTAGCCGGTAGGGGCGTTGCCCGTGTTGTACGCGTCTTCTTGAAAAATTTCAATATCAAGAAGAGCGGCGCTTTTATCGATCCTAATGATGATGTCGCCAGTGGTAGACGGGTTCACGCGGAAACCGCGAACGAGATCGCCAGTGTTACCCGCAAGAGTTGGGCCCAGGTAAGTGATTTCCGTAGTACCGGTACTGAGCTGCAGATTATTTAAAGTGCCTTTGATAGTGCGAGTAGGCATGAGTCTTAAGAAAGTTGATTGGCGGTGAGGTAATTAAAATTGATTTCAGCGTCAATACCATGTTCTTTCAAGATATTGAAGAACAGTTGACGATCCATCATTTTCTGATGAAGCATGTCAATGAACGCTTCTTCTAACTCGTCTCGGTCCAGGTCTTTGATCGCAAAAGCAGCCGCGTGCACGGCAAACTCTTGATCAACCGACAGGTTTAGAGCATTGGCGTCCATTAAATCGCCCAATCTATGCCGTAATTCTAACAGCCGTGATTAAAAAAGGCACTAACCTTGGTAAGCCGGATCGCGTAACGGGGCATACCGTTGATCCTGTGTGAATCCTGGTAGGTCGCTAGGTAGATCAAGAGCCCCTTGTTCCAAGGCAGGTAGCCTTTCTGATATATACGTTTTTAAATACTGGCTTGTCGCTGGATCGGCGGTCATTGTGTGCCTGTTTACGGTTCAAAAGGCAGGTGCCAACGCTGTAGGCAGTAAAGAAAGTAAAACCAAAAATAACTATTAGAGGTTCCACTTGCCACAGGTTCTTTCAACTACTATATTTTATCTAAACCACAATTGAAACATGGGCGAAACTGAGATTGCTTATGAGCTGATGAAAGCCGCCGTAAGCGGCGTCAGCAAGGTCCAAACCCTTAGTCATATCAAAAATACGTTCAACTTAACAGAGGAACAGTTAACACAAGTCTTAAATATCTGCAACTTGAAAGTCAAACCAAAAGAAATTAATTACAAAGAAATAGCAAGTCGAAGCTTTGAAATAGAAACAACTCAATACAAATATCCATTTACACAATTTTATACTTTTAACAATTTTTTAACTCCGGAAGACTGTCAAACATTAATAGAAGAGTCCAATAAAAAATTAAGACCTTCAACTGTGTCTAATGTTAAAGACAAAGTCGTGCTATCAAAAGACAGAACAAGCAAAACTGCTGATCTAGCTTACTTTACTTCTTCTTATTTAAACGAAATTGATAACAAAATAACAGCGTTTATGGGACTAGATCCATTTACTGGGGAGATTATGCAAACACAAAAATATGAACCCGGGCAGTATTACAAAGCTCATACAGATTATTTTCATCCATTAACAAGAGAATATAAAACATATACCGAGTGGATGGGCCAACGTACTTGGACGTTTATGCTTTATTTAAATGACGTAGAGGAAGGCGGCGAGACGTATTTCAAGCATCTTAAATTAAAAATTAAGCCCAAACAGGGTATGGCTGTTTTCTGGAATAACCTTTACAGAAATGGAATACCGAATCCAAAAACTTTACATGAGGCTTGCCCCCCAGTGAGCGGGGAGAAGTATGTAATTACTAAGTGGTTCAGATCTTGGCCGTTGATTTAGTTAGCGGCAATTTTAAACGAGACGCGTGCGTTGGTGCCGCCGGTTTCCCTTAAAAAGTTTGCC